ATACATGAATAAATTTTCTATTACATCATCATGTATTTTAGGATCGTATGTGATAGTATCTTTACCTTCGCGAATTATCTTCCCTGCTTTTTTTTTTAAGGCCTCTATTGATTTTGCATTTACTTCAACTGGGTGTTCAGTTTCGCCTTCCATTTGTGGAATTAACTTTTGTTGATAGTATTGAGGGTTTTTGGTAAGATTTTTTAATACTTTTTTCTGTGCTTTTAAAACATCATCTTTAGTAAGATCTTCAATATGCATGCTATCACCAGCATTATCTGAAATTCTATTTCCTATTGCATCGACAACAACACCTAATTCATAATTCATACCTCTAGTATATTCATATGGATTAACCATATCAATAGTTTTAGCATAAATTTCAACATCTTGTTTACCAGTTGATAACTTTTTTTCAGATATCATACCTTTATTCTTTAAAATTTGTACAGTATCTTTAAAGTTATTACTTGAAGTGATGAAAGGTAAATTAATATCTCTACGAACTTCGTATAAGAATTTTTGCTGTGTTACTTCCCCAGCTACTACCTTGTTATATAATTCTTGTGTTGTCATGTATATAAATATTTATCGTCCTTGTCCTCTGTATTATTCAGTCAGTCCTTTGATTCTGTTATTTAAATCTTGTAATTTTTCGTTAATTCTAGTAATAGCTTCACGAGTACGGTTCAAATATGTCATACCTTCGTTACTTGCCTTTAATTCTGTACGCATTCTTTCAGTAAATGAAACAACTTTACTCATTTCATCAATTTTACGTCTCATTTCACGTACAGCCATGTGTAATTGTTGTGTAGGTGTACGAAATTGTGATTTTTTCTTAAATTGTGAATATCTTGCTTCTTTTAATATATCAGGTTTAATAAACTCTGAGCCATCTTCATCTGTGTACATATTAAACGCAGCTACTATTTGATCTTGTATATTTTCATCTCTTAAATCAGCAATAATATCTGCAAACCTTTCAGGGCCCAAATCATGAACTAATTTTATAAGTTTTCTTCTAGATACTCCTTTTTCTTCATTTACATTTTCATTAGTCTGAAATCTTTTGTAAGCATCAGGATAATTTTTTCTAATGTGTGTTCTGTATCTATTAAATTCTGCTTTAATTTTAGTAGCTATATCATCTACAACCTCATCATCAGTTTTTTGATCTAAAACTGTCATAGCTTTTCTTAATTCATCAAATTCTTTATATACGGAATCAAAAGCAGGCACATTTTCTACATCCCAAGAAATTGCACCTGTAACTGGGTTTATATCTTTTACAATATATTTAGTTCCTTTTTCAATTTGGACATCACCTACTTTAAAATTACCATCTGATTTTTTAGCTAACTCTGATACTGAAGCAGCATCTTGAGTATCCATATCATACCCAGTATTATCACCAGCCCATGCTTGTGAATCTGTAAAATCAGTAACAGGATTAAATTTTATTGCTTTTTTAGCTTTTTCAAATAGTTGTTTGTAATCTATAAATTTAGATTTTCTATTAGGAATAGATGGATTAGGTTTAGTGAATGGTTCACCTATTTCATCTTTTTTTTTAAACGCTTTAGGTGAAGCATATTGTGCTCCTGTACCGGATGCAAAAGAAGCACCAGTACCAGTAGTGCTCATTTCTTTATTTAATCCTTTTATTCTAAGCTTTTTCATACTACTTTTATTTCTCTAGAAAGTTCAAGATATTGTAGTAACGCAACTAAATGATCATCTTTTATTTTTCTAGACTCTAAAATAGGTTCAATAAGGTTTATAACTTCTTGGATTTTAATTTTAAGTGCAGGTTCAGTTATTTTATCTATATTTTCTTTTAATATAGTTGTTATACCCTCAAATTTAGAATTTAAAAATTCTTTAAGTTTTGGAGCATCTGTTGCACTATTTATGTATTCTTTTAATACTTCTTTTTGTTCTGTAGATAAACCATCAAATTTACTGTTGTATTTTTCAAGCATTATTTTATAAGTAAGCGCGCGTGTTCCTTTATCTAATTTCATTAAATCTTCAACTAATGGTGTTAAAGACATTTTAGTATCAGGGTTAGAAGTAATATGCTCTAAAATAGTGATTTTTGATGTAATAATAGATTCTGGGTTTGCAAATTTTCTATTATTGTGTGATTCTAAAAGAATATATGTTGATGCTAAAAGTTTATAGCTTTTAATTTTAGCTTGGAAGAAATCAACCATATCAAAGTTTTCTTTTATCTCTTTAATAAGGTTGTATTTCTCTTTTGACAATTGATCTCTATCTAATTTTCTAGATAAATCAAGTACTGTAGATAGTACTGATTCAGCTTTACCTTCTGATAGTGAGATTGAATTGTTTATTGTCTGGTATAATTGGTTTTCGTTAGCTAGCTCACTTTTAGTAAAATATTTTTTTACTAATGTGGCTGCTTTAGAATTACTGTTAGTCATAGTATCGGAAGTAATTTTCCTTACTAATAATTCAAACAGAATACCAGTATTCTTATACTTGTTGTGTTTTACTTTCATAAGTAGTGCGCTACTATCAATAAATATTAAAATTATTTAACTTCCTCGCGGATATTATCTTCATCCAATAAATTTTCTCCTTCGAATAAGTTAACTTTTTGTTTAAACATACCTTTTAACATTTTCTCATTTTGAGCAAATATTGACTTAGTATTTAAATTTTCTAAAGCCATCCCTGCATTAGATAATCCTGGTCTTTCTTCTTTTCCTGATTTAACTTTCATACCACTAGAACCAATAGGATCTTTACCTAAATTACTATCTTGTGAACCATAATCAGATACAGAATCAGCAGGTCTTCCCTGATCTAATGCTTGTTCTGGGTATTCAGGATCGTTTACACTATATCCTGTAGGAACACCTTTACTTCCTGGGTATCTTCCAGCGCCATATAAAGAGGCTAATGAATGTGGTGTACCATATGCTTCACCTGATTCAGCAGGATCATTTCCTTCTGTTTCAATTTGTGCTTCTCTAAATTTACGTTTTTGATCCTCAATAATTAAATCTCTATATTCTTGATATTGATCTTCACTAAAGTGGAAAATATTATCATATATCCAATCTGTAGGCATTAATTTAGTATCCATCATTTGTTGAGCTAAATCAACTTTTTCTTTTAATAATGCTGTTCTTTCTTGATCGTATATAATAGATGGTGTAGTTAATGATAATTCAAAATTTGTTAATGCAGAATCATCATATCCTTGTGCATATAAATGAACTAATGCTATTTTAGTTAATTCAGATATTAATATTTTTTGTATTCTTTCTACTGTTCTAGCAAATCTAATATCTTCAGCAGCTAGTGTTGCTTTACCCTCTAAATCAGCTTCATATCCTAAATAAGCTTTTGGAACTTTTAAAGCAGAGAATAATTTATCTCTTAAATAAGTTACATCTTCAATAGCGGCATAATCTAAACCTTTTGTAGTTTCAATACGTGTAGTTTGATCACCACCTCTTACAGGAATATAAAAGTCCTCTAAGATGTTTTGCATATTGAATTTAAGGTTATAATCACCAGTATTTGGATCAACATAAGGAGTTTTCTTCATTTTGTTGATCATTCTTTGCATATAAGTCTCTACTTCATTTGGTGGTATATTTCCAACATTTACAAAGAAAGTTCTTTTTTCTGGTGCTCTAACTATTCTATGGATTAACATTGCATCTTCCATTAATGTCATTTGTTTCCAAATTTTTCTACCTGGTTCAAGGTATGATCTACCATAAGGTAAATAGTTAAAATCAGATAATAATCTAAAATGTGCCATTTCATAATTATCAAAAATTACTTCTTCACCAGTATTAACACCTACTCCAGGTGAAATTTGTTGAAATCCTAATGGGTTTTCAGATACTGAATAACTTGGGTCATATTTAAATCTAACATCTGATGGATTAGCAGGGTCAGCACCTTCTATTCTCATAATAGTATAAGAAGAAAAAGGTATTACATTAAACACTCCAAATTTTTCAGATATTTCTAATTTTAAATAAAAATCTCCATATTTTAACATATTTCTTGCCCATGACCATAAATTAAATTCTATATTTAATACATCATAAAATAGATTATATAATATTTTTTGTATTGTTTCATCAGCTGAACGAATTTGTAGTACTTCGCCCATATCATTTCTTAAACAAGATTCATCAGATACTATATCTAATGCAGAAGCAACAATAGAATCAGTATCCATTGCCTCATAGTCTGTATATAATTGAATTCTAGTAGAAGGAAAATTAGCTTGCTGCATTGTATTATAATTCAGCCCTCCTGTAGTGCTATACAATTTATTAAATCTATCGTATAGTGAGTTTGTTTGTAGTTGTCCTAAAGATTGGATTTGATTAGAATCCATTACTTTAAGTTGGTTTCCTCCAACGTTTCTTATTACTACATCAGTAGAGAATAATCTTCTTAGTCTACCAAATAATGAAGTGTCTGCCATCGCGTATAGTATATATAATAAATATTAGCCCAATAACCAAGAGATATCTTCTTTATCTCCATATGGATTTTCCATTTCGTATGGGTTGTGTTTTGGTGTTCCACCACTATAAATTTGTGGTGCTTGATAATTTGTTGAATGTATTCCTCCTAGTGCTGCTCTTGCCATATCTACACCTTGTTGTCTAAAGTGTAAAGCTGTATCTCTTAAAAACATTCCTATTCCTAATGCCATAGTTAAATCATCATTATAACCTGATAGTGCTTGTGCTTTGCCATTTTTCCACACAAATGTTCTTAGTTCTTCTAATAATCTTTTAGAACGAAGAGTAACAGATTTCTCATGAAGGTACGAAACCATTTTGGAGACAACAAGTGGTCTTGTCTTCATTGATGTAGTAAATCCAGGAATCATACCCTGCCCATTTTCAAATCTAGAAAGGTATTGGTCTGCATTAGTCATTGATACATCCATTTTAGGAGAATAATATAAATTTCTATAACCCCTATCTATTAACTGTTGAATTACAGCCCAACCTATATTGGCATTCTCTACTACAAGCAAAGCATCGTTGTATTCTGTAGCTATAGCAAATAATAAATTACCATAATCTTTTGTTTGTACTTGAGCTTTATATTCAGCTACTTGTGTTGCTTCTTCTATATCAAATACATGAAATGCGGAAAAATCATTTCCATCACCCCTAGCAACATCGGCTACTACTATATAATCTCTAGAATAATCTGGTATTTGCCATACCCATAAGTTTCCATCTATACCTCTTCTTTCAACCGGTTCTTGAATGTAAGTACTTTCATAAAAGTTTAATACATCCGGTTCTATAACAGTATCACCAGAGGTACTAAAATCACAATCACATTCTTGTGCTGCCATTCTAGGCCCTAGTACTATATCTTGTTCATCTCTCCATTCTTGGTTTCTTTCAGGGTGTACTGTCCAAGGTAATCTAATTGGTAAAAATGTATTTTCTCTTGCTTCTGCTTTAGCCCAAGTTGAATGAAACCAGTTACCAGTACCATAAGGTGTAGATAACGCTATACATCCACCACCAGTAGCTAGTGTTTGTTGAGCTGAAGCAAATATCTCATCAATACCATCAATAAAAGCGGCCTCATCAATTAATAATAATGATACTGCTTCACTCCTACCTGCGTCCTGACTTGCTGCTACTGCTTTAATTTGAGATCCATTTGCTAAACGTAATGATAATTTATTATGTTCTGAGGTTTTTATTTGTAACCATTTGGGTAATTGATCATAAGCAAATCTTACCTTAGTTACCATGTTTTTAGCAGTTTCTTGTTTAGTTGCTATACATAATACGTTTTTATCTTTATGAAATAACATCATCCATAATGAATAAGCTGAACATAAAGTGGAAATACCTAATTGTCTTGATTTGTTTATTATAGTATAGTCTTCCTTATGCATATGATTAAGGACTTTCTCTTGAAATGGATATAGATTAAATTTAATTCTACCCCTTTGTGGATGTTGGATTGTATAATATTTTTTCATAAAGTATACTGGATCCTTAGCACACTTTATAAACTCCTCTTTTATTATATGTTTTAAATTATCCGCCATTAACCAATAGTAATAATATTGCGGCCCCACCTACCATAGAAGTTATTTGATAGAATTTTTTAAGACGTCTTTCTTTTTTATATGCTTTTTCTAGTTCTTTAGACATATCTTTTGAAGTATCTAATTGTTCATCTTTAGTTGATAACATTGTTCTATATGTTTCAATTTGAGATCTTAAATTAGTATTTAATTCGTTTTGAGTATCAATTTTTGAATTAGTCTCTTTAAGAATTTGTTGTAATGTCTCTATCTCCATATAAGAGGCATCAAATTTTATTAAATCCTGTATCACTAATTTAGCAACAGGTTTAGTTAATTGTATCTTGACTGAATCTGTAGCGGTTTGTGAAAAACCACTCCAACTCACTAGCACTAAGATCATTAACAGCTTTAATTTTAGCTTCTGTTTCAATTTTAATAACATCAATTTGTCTATTTAAGTTATCAATTGTTTTATCATAACTAGATAATTTAGTCTCTAGTTGTTCTTCTATTAATTCTAGACTATCATTTACTTGCTCCAACTCTTCTACCTGTTGTTGCAATTCTTCAATTTTATCTCTATACTCGGATAAGTCTATATCTTCTTTTTTATTAATTATGAAGAATATAGCAAGGGTAGTAATACAAAGTAATATAACACTTATTCGGTTCAAACCTTCTTTAAATTATTGTAAGCTTTTATAGTATCTTGATTAGATTTTAAGAAATCCATAGCAGTCTTTTTTTCAAGTTCATTACCTGATTTAATTTTTTGAATACTATCTTTAATTTCTTGCTCTATCTTCTTATAAGCAGCAATAATTTTATCATTTTTAGTTAATTTGACGTTTAACGCCTTGTCTCCTGCAGGTGCTTTATCTTCATCACCTGGAATTTCTAATTCAATTTCATCTAATGGTCTACCAATCTCATCTTCTCCTCTAGCTGCATCGTTAACCCTTAATACATGACCTTGAATATATCTTAAGTCAGAATTTTGATCTAATCCAATTTCAGTACCTAATTCATAGATATCAGAAGCTGCCTCTATAACATGTTTAAATACTCTTTTTGCATCACCCTGATCTCTAAGAGCAATTTTTTCTAATGCGAATAAAGTATCATGTAATTTAGCTAATTCAACAATTTTATCTTGTTCTTTAGCACTAGGTATACCATCAGTAAATTCTCCCCTTAGGATGTCCTTAAATAAAGTTTGAGCACCAGGGCATATATCAAAGTGTTGGGTTGTATACCCATACACATTTAATTCTCCTTGTCCTTCTCTAAAGGCATCTTCATTAACTACTCTGATTCTCCAGTTTTGTAAACTAAAATTATCCATGATATTATATTTGCTATAAATATTTAATCTTGTATAATTCCTAGCATTTGTTCGATTCTATCATTAGTACTACCCTTTAATATATGGACATTATCGCACCTATGACCAAATTTATTTAACGTTTTAACAATAGCTTTATCAATATTATCTCTATATTCTAAATCAGTTTCTCTAACACCATTATCTTCCATAATAGTACCTTCAGGAGAAATATAAAATATATAGTCATACTCACCTACAAATAGACAAGCATAATCTTCAAAATATTCTTTATCTTTAAAATCAATTGATTTAGCTAAATTAGTAAATGCTATAACATCTATAATTGTTCTATCAGTTATAACATTTTCTTTCATTAATTCAGCAACACGCTCTGCTAAAAATACAGTTTGACCCTTTAATGTAGAATCAGTATTTAATGGAATACCTAAATTCATTAGATGTTTACTACGTTCAGTAGCAAATTCAAAATCTTTAAATTGACCTAATTCTTTTAATCTATTAACTAATGTAGTTTTACCTACACTCATTGTACCACATAAACCTATTTTCATATATTATTTTTTTAATAACCAACTAGATGATTGAATTTTATCACCTAAACCTTCTAATAAAGATATGCCAAGTTCTTTACATATCCTAGCTTCTGGTATAGAATCATTATTTTGGTCTCCACCATTAGCAAATGAAATTTGCCATTTTGGATCTCTAGTTATTGCCTTAATATTTAGATGTCTTAATGATTCACTAACTGTTCTATCTTTATCAACAGATATCATAGCAAAGTCAACCATTTTTAAATTTTCAACAATTAATAATCTCTCATCTTCTAATTGAAATTCATTTGATCCTTTTAATTCACGTTGTAAATCACTATTAACAATAACCCATAATTCATCACCTTGAGCCTTCGCTTTCGCGAAGAGCTCTAAATGACCTTTATGTATAGGGTTAAAATAGCCTGATACTATTATAGCCTTTTTCATATTAGAATCTTGCTTTTACTTGTGGATTTTTGTCTGGTGGGACACCATTTCTATCTCTTCTAGCTTCAATCCATTCATCTCTGGTTTTTTCAAAGCCATATAGCCAATATTGTGGTTTTGTCTTAAATTCTCTTGGATATTTTATAGCAGGTCCATTCCAGTTATGGAGTTTATTATCAAAAAAAGTAACTTGGATACCTTCTGGAGTTTTTATTGTGCGAGTACTCCAATCGCCTTTTGTAGATTTTTTACTCATATATATAACATTTAAATTAGGCGTAAATATACGAACATTATTTCAGGTAGCCAAACTATTTGCGTGATTTCTTTCCTTTAAGGAATATATTTTCATCCTCTAAATACTCAATTTTAACCTTTAAGCCTGATACTTCAGAAGATAATGCAGTAATTGTATCACGCATTTCATCTTTTTCTTCTGATGATTCTATTAGCAAAGCTTCTAGTTTATTTACTCTTTCTTGTAAATCACTAATAAAATTTTCATTAGCTCGTTGAGCACTTCGTTCAACTTTAGATTTTAATGTTAATTTAGTTTCATAAAATCTCCATGCTCCTACACTACCTAGCGCAGAGATAACGGCAATTAAAATGTGTAAAAAGTTTTCGTTCATAAGGTTATACCAATAAATATTTGTGCGGGCTAAGCGCTTGATATTTAGTTAAAACCTCATGTCTTAAATCTAAAAACCCTTCCATTTCTTTTAAAGTTATAGGGTCAAATAACGATTTGTTTGAATAATTAAGTATAAAATACCCATCAATTGCAACCACTAATTCCTGCAATTCTTTAGCTGATAAGTTTTTCGGCAACGTAGATTCCGTGTGCGCCACTGACTGTAATTCCTCTAGCAGAGAGCGCATCGCCGACAAAGTAGACTTGTCCATATTTTGTTAGACTTAAATTATTATAATTAACTAATGGTTCTGGTGATAAATATTTCACCTCCGGTATGTAAATGCCCCAATCATCTTTTAATGTTGGAAATACTTTTTTCATATCATCAATAAAACCATCTATATATTTAAAATATCCTCTAAACTCTTCTCTTACTTGTTTTAAATCATCCTCATTAATTTGAATAGCCGATACATCTACCCCTTCTGATGTTGTTGAAGGTTTACGAGATGGACTATAATATAATCCAGTTCCATCTTTAGACATATCATTTAAATTAGATACTACACTTCTTGAGAAATTAAATGGGTATGTTATACCCTGTATTTCCATTAGAATTCCGAAATTAGTCATGTTATTTCGGTAGGCCTCATCTTTTTTGGCGTGTCCATTGTAACTATGATCTCCATACGTTTCTTCCACTGCTACGTAAGCAGCGTTATTATTAGTACAGAATGATCTTAACGATACTCCTTCATCATCAAATTTTCTATATAATTTAAAATCATAAGAAATATCTATTAATTTTTGGAAATGTTCTTGTGGTGCTTCAAATCTAACACCTATTTGTACTGATTTAGGTTCAGTTGGTAATTCATATTTTTCTGCTAGTTTTTTACCAAAATCAATACCAGATTTACCTACTCCAAATATTAATTCATCATATAATATTTTTTCATCACCTATATAAACTATATTTTTTTCAAAATCAATATCAGTTACTTTAGTTTCCCATTTAAAATTTACACCACCTTCAACTAAAAAGTTAAACCAATTTTTACCTATTTCATGTAAATAATCAGTACCAACATGCCATACTGGGAATAATCTTAGACCAAAATATGGTTTAATAAAATCTGGTTCCTCTATTGGGTTAGAACATTGTACTGCTTCTGGTTTGGGGTGGAATCGTTTAAAGTTTTCAATTACCTGGTCCATTAATTCCATTGCTTTTTCTTCACCACAATATTTTGCTAATTGTCCTCCTATAGCAGTGTGATAAGTTAATTTACCATCTGACCATCCACCAGCTCCTAAAAAACCTGTCATTACCTCTTCATAAGGTCTTTTATAAGGATCCTTACCCATATCAATGATAGTAATATTACCATCAAATTGATTATCTATTAATTTAGTGGCAGCATTTACACCTGCTACACCAGCACCTATTATTACTACGTTTTTCATTTACACGATTTAACTATTAAATATACGAAAAAAAAGTTGTGGCTCCAAAAATTGGGCCACAGCTCCTATAATTTTTTTAATCACGACAGGCTATGAATCTGTCTATATGTTATAAATATCTTATACCTTTAATCTTGGTAATAAATCTGATGGGTAAGCTACCTTAATTCCATTACCTATAGCATCTATAAATCCATCTCCAGCATAATATTGATAATTTCCTTTAAAATCAGCAAACATTGAAGCATCAAATTTTTCTACATCGTAATATTCTTTTGATAATTCTTTAGCTAAGCTAATTGTAAAAGCAGAATGATCAAATCCTGTTGGACCTAAATAATCACTAGCATTTAAATCTAAAGAGGGGTACATATCTTTAAAAGTTTTGGTTAGCTCCGTTGAAAACTTATCTATACTTCCACCTCCTTGTAAATAAACACCAAACATGTTATTTAATTTTTTAGGCCAAGAAGTTCCTCCAGGTGTATTTATTTGTTCTAGTTCTTTTTTTACACTAGGTTCTGTATCTAAATCATTAATAAATTTACTTAATTTAGGTTTTACTGATTTAGTGAAATCTCCTCTATTATATGTTTTAGGAGCAACAACAGCACCTGTATTGCCTGTTCTTGCTTTTAATTCTACTTCTTTTCCATCAACATCTAGATCTCCTTTACTATTTGCTTTAGATACATTTCCAAAAAATATACTTAAGAAGTTTTCTCCAGGTCCCATTGATACAGTACCTTTAATGGAATCTTTCATTGTAGTAAATAAACTTTCTAATTCAGCAGGTGTAAATCCTGATATTTGGTTGTAAAAATTATCTCCTGCTAAATCTAATTTTGGTGGGTTTTCTGCTATTTTAGCAAATTCACCTAATTTACCCATTTCACTTAATAAAGATAAGAAATAAGTAACATCTTTATCAGTTAAGTTTTTAGTTTTTAAATAAGGGTCTATTGATTGATCAAAACCTGTTGATGAAGCATATTTAAAGATTTTTTGAAGGGTTTTTTCATCATCAATCCCATCAATTAAATCAACTAAATCTTGCTTACTAAATGTTTTTTTTTCCTCTGCTTCTTTTAAAATACGAAGCTTTTTAGTTGATAATTTTTCACCTAGTTTGTTCATTATCTTTTCTATCTCATTATCATCCATATAAGTTCTTGAACCTTTAGGATCTACAAAAGGACGACCATAATCATCTTTTTCACTATCAGGAATATCATCAACACTTTCTGCTAATTCTTCTTCATCCCCTCCTGTGTCATCTGTTTCAGTATCTGGTGTTTCATCAGCATCTTTAGTCATATCATTATCTGCTTCTTGATCAGGGCCTTCTGCTCCTGGAGGCATACCCATTGTAAGTAAATCTGCTATTGATTTAATTGCGTATTCTTCTGCTCCTAGATCTGATAAATAATATTTTTTACCTGAGATTTTAGCTATATAAGAATCTCTAGCGTAAATTAAATAAAAATGTTGACCATTGTGAAGTAATACTTTAAATGTTGTAGGTTTTGGAGCCATTACATAGATACCAGTAATGTATTCATCAAAACTTTCCGTCATTAAATCAATAAGAGTGTCTTTTAATGAAGGGTATTTTTGCAGAATATATTCCTTGGGATCATCTTCAAATGAGACAATCTTATCAGCTTGGGTTTGGATAAAATCCTCAACCTCTTGCTCTAAAAGTTGTATGAATTCACTTTTTTTCATTCAGTAAATCAGCAAGTTTAATTGGACCCTCATTCATAGCATCCATTTTAGCAGTTTGTTGCTCGCCATCTAGATAATCAAATGCTGCGTTTAGATAATCATTTGCCTTAATAATTTTAGCTTGCCACCAATTTGGAAAATCTACTTCTGTTGGAAATTTATCAAATTTATCTAATTCTTTATATAACATTGAAGCCATTTTAGCTGATCTATATAAAGTTTTTTTTAACATATTTGGTTCATCATCTTGATGTCCTACATCTAAATCTTCTTTTAATGTTTCAAAATCTATATCTTGTAATTCACCACCTTTCTTTTGGTATTGTTGTAAAATAAGATTAAAACTTACTCCTCTTTCTTTAGCTACTTCAAATGCAGCTTGTCTAGCAGTTGTATTACCATCTGATAGTTTAAATAGTAATTCAGCTAATATATCAATTACTTCAATATCAGTAGCTTCATTTATATTTTCATTTTTATTCATTGCATTTTTTATAGCAGCATCTTTAGCAGCCATGTAGTCATCGCTATCGATGTCTCCGTCTCCATCAACATCACGTTTTTTGGCCTCTAATTTCTTAGTAATTTCCCCCATAAATTGTGATAAGCTTATTTTACTCATAATATATTTTGATATAAATATTAATCAATTGGTTTACCTTTACTAGAACTACGACTTCCTCCACTTGAACCACGCCCTGTATTATTTCTTTGAATAACATTAGGTGTACTTCTTACTCTTGTATTAGAACTATTATTAGGCCTAGTAATTGTAGGTCTAAGACCTTCTCTTGTTCTTGGTGGTTTAGGTGGTAAAGGTGATGTTACACCAGGTTTTGGTCTATCATTAATTCTAGGTAATCTAGTTACATTTCTTTTTTTACTAGGAGTAATAATTACTTGTGGAACATATTGTCCTGGGTTTGTATACCAATAGTTATATCTCCAAGGATAATCATATCTCCAATTATTCCAATACCAAGTATTATTATAATTAAATCTAGTATAATTTTCGTATTTTTGTCTTTCAAATTCTCTAATAGGAACAGCTATAGTGTCACCATCTTGTGTTACTGCTAATATGTCTTTTATTTGATAATAAGATGAATAGTTATAAGAACCACATCCTATAAAAAATAATGATAATAGACTTATTAGTAGTAATTTTTTCATTTTTAATTTGTTGGTATTGGTGTTCCTACAGGGTATGGAGACCCTTCTGGAGCAGCTGTTACTGATGTTTGTCCATCTTGTGTTGAGAATGGTTTACGTAATGGAACCGCCATATGATTTAATGGGCCATAACATTTAGATAACAAAATGCTATTTTCTGTTTTCCAAATTTCACAAGGCATTTGGAACATATCACTTTCACTTGTAGATGGAGAACTCATATCAATAACAAATTCACGATTATCAGGAACCATCATTTCCCATTGTTTAGTTTCTAGGTTTAATTGAGGGATTGAATCCGTATCACTAAAATACCAAAATAAAGACCATACTGTTTTATCTGTTCCATCAGGAGTAGCTTTAAAATCAGAAGCATCAAATTCTCCTAAAGTACCTTTACCATTCATTGCTAAGCTATAGATAGAAGGACCTTCTAATACAGGACATATAGCAACCCCTTCATCAAATTCAACACCTTGTACAGTCATTTTTTTACCCGTTGGTATAGTACTTGAAGCACCACAAAAAGCAAATAATCCTGTAGCTATTCTTAGTACTCTTAAGTTTTCACCTAATAAAGTTTCAGTAGGTTCTACTTCTCCTGTTATAGTGTTAACATTTACATACCCTTTACTTGTAGTAAATATGTATAGTGCAGGTGTTTCTTCAGGACCTAATGGTTTTCTTAGAACTACTATTGACCAATCAGCAACTCCTTCAACTCCTGTTCCATACCCAGCATCTAATAATAACTGTTCTGCTTCTTCTAAGGTCATTTTAACTGGTAGATTAATTACTACATCATCTAGGAATGGAGAATCTATAACTTCAGATGTAACTTTACCATCAGCTGTTACTTCTACCAAAATAGTAGAATTTTCAACTCCTCTAAAGACTGATTTAGTTATGTTTTCATTTTTTGTAGCGGATGCTTCATAAAATTTAGCTAAAGGTGTAATACTTAAAGCTTCTTCTTGAGATAAGTCTACCATTTCATTAAATGTTAAACTTGTTTGGTTGCAGCTAAATAATAATATAGATGCAAATAATACTAATAGTTTTTTCATAATTTATTTCTTTTTACCCCACGATTTACCTTTACCTCTATCTTTACATCCTGCCGGGGTAGGTCTACAGGATGGATATTTTGATCTTTTTTCTCCTTTTTGTCTTCCACAAGGTTTATAACCCGTTATTTTACCATTTTTTCTTATAGGTGAATTACAATCGACCCATCCACCTTTTTTACCAGGTGCTCCTCTACGACCAAACCAAGTTCTTAAGGTCTCTTTTTCACTTAATAGTGCTTCTCTAATTAATTCTGCTATTTTTCTTTTTTCCATATCATTCCCTTTCTACACTTTACAATTAGTCCAGAACGATATGCTGAGGATTGTGGAATTTTACGTCTAGCTATTCTAAGACATCTATCAGCTTTGTCCTTTTTTTCGTTTATAGAATCTGATTTAACAATACGAACTATTTCTCCTCTATCATCATCTTGTGTCCAAAATACTTCATAACCTTCCATTTTTTCACCACCTAACTCTCTTCCAAAATCAGCTAAATCTTGTTGTGAGCCACGAACATCAATACGATCTCCATTTATATTAAATCTTAAGTCAGGGCCAAACAATTTATCAAAATGGAATTTAATTCTTTCTAATCCAGATTTATTTTCATTTACAGATTCTTTCATATAAGCCATAAAATGGTCATGCATTTCTGTTCCAAATTCTTCTAATTCATCATCATTTAATTTAGGATATACTTTTGATCTTAACATATCAATAATTTCTCTTGACATTGTATATCCTTTTCCTGCTTCTTTACCTGGAAATTCTGAACCTAAATTTTGTTCTTTTACTGTTTTAACTTGTGATGTAGGAAAATCTTTAGTTGTTTCAGCATCAAATCTAACTGTCGTAGTACCATTTGAATCTTTTACTCTTTCTCCAGTACCAAACATTTTACCATCTTTATCCATAACGTGTACTAAATCAACTTTTTCATCCATAGATTTTTTTAAATCTTTAACATTTTTCTCACGTTTTTTTTCTAAACCTTTAGTTAAAGTTGCTTTTTTATCTGATTTTTTAGATTGAGGACGTCCATATTTAGCAAGATTGGTTGCTAAAGCGTATTTTAGACCTTCGTCTTCAAATATTTCTTTTAATTTATCAATTTTCATCTATCAATATTTTTAAACATCCACTACCTTTTATTACCCTGTGCCATACACCTTCTTTTATAAAGATACAATCATTTATTGGCTTAGGCAACTCATTATCAAATTGAATTTGCCAATCAGTTTTACCAATGGGTGTAATATATCTATCTTTTCTATCACGATGCCATATTAGCTCAGCGCTTTCAGTATCGTGTGAAAAATGTCTTACGTGATAACCTTTATAATCGTAATCAGTATAAGTTGCCATTTTACCAGAAAGTATTTTTATTAGCACCTAAACCTAATTGCTTTGCATAACGAGGTAATCTACAACTCCAATATCCTGGTTTTGTTCTATCGTTTTTCTTA